AATTGGAACTCACTAAGATTTTAACATATGAACTTAATAACAAAACAACAAATAGATATTGACATCGCCAGCATAGAAGCATCAGCAACCACGTTCTTGAATGCTGTTAATGCTGCTATACATTCTCTCAATAACTCTCACCAAGTTTTTTGGAATTTGCCAGACGATAGATTGACGGCAGTTCTGCAAAAACTATATGATAATAATCAATTGATGCCGTTGTTCGTTAATCATGAATATGGCGCTAAAGCGTTAAACGAAATTAAAAGCAGAGCAAATAGCGAAGGTGTCGTAGCTATTGCAGTTGCCGCAAAAGAGTTTGAAATTGTTGATGGAATAGTAACACTTAAACAACCTGTAGTAGTTGAGCTTGAGCCTACACCTGATCCAGAAGTTATTGTAGATCCAGTAATTGAGCCGCCATTACCAGATTTTTCTGAACCAGAAATTATTGCTGAAGAGTCTAGCGACGAAATAGTATAATCATCTATCTACGCTGCCAATCAAAGGTTCCATAATATCTCTTACTAAAAACGTGTTGTATTGACTGAGGCTTGGTATCATTGCCAATGCCTCTTCATTACGTAAGAATACGCTTACCATATGTAGTATTTTCGCGGGACGAGAACTTTCGTATAGATATATCTCGCACAGGTAGTTGAAAATCGTCTCATAAACAAACAAGCGAATCATTAAATTGAAGCACGAATTATACTCTTCAATAAACTGTTCCTGATTAAAATCGGGGAATAAAGATTTATAATCCATGGCAAATTGTCTCTGATATTCTAGCGGAACGCCCATATTGATAAACAAGTAGCACAAATCAAACAACTGATTTCCCATGTAGCCATTCTGTAGGTGTTGGAATTTAAACAAATTATTTCTGATTAAAATGTTATCAGTGTTGAGCTTTCCGTGACAAAAGTCAGAAGTTTTACAGAAGCTCTGCCGCGAAAGATATTCAATTTCGTTTTTCAGAATTTGAAGAATTGACCGCAGATTATTGATGTTAGAATGATCTGCAATAGCGGCAAGTGAATGTTCTGGTAGTTGTTCTATATCGCAACGAGAAAACAAATCATTGATATAATGCGTGAATGTTCTATCTACCTTTACGCCTCGCAATTTATCAAAAGAGTATAAGAATGAATCGCTGTTCTCTATGATAGATGAGATGCCAAAATCTGTTACCGTGTCTGCTGCTTCAAATGAAGTGACAATATATTGCAGCTGTTCGCTATACTTTGTCTTGCCGTGTTTGTAAGCAACAGGGGCAAATGGCGCTAGCTGTTTGAGAATGCTATACTCATGCGCGAAAAATGAGCCATCTCCATCGAAAGAGTATTTGAAGTATCGCAATTGTCCATCAACTGTAGCTTTAAAACAATCGAAGTCCATCTGTGAATCCAAAAAAGCAACATCCTCTACAGAAGAAAAGCCAATCTTTTTAAGTAGATTAGCTGCCAAGAGTTCATTTTCTGCATCTGTTTGATTCAAAGAAAATAGATAAGGTCTATCAGCATTTGTTATAGATTTCACTTTGTATTATAACGAAAAAACCCAGCCTTTCGACTGGGTTTTAGGTTTTTTATATTCGACTTAATTATGCAGCGTAACCTGTGCTATTAGTAAAGACGAAATCAATTCCCGATTTATTGATCAGTCGCTCACGACGATTTTTGCGATCATAAATCGACACTTTTTGTGGAGTTTCGCGACGAAACTGAGCATTGATAACTTCTCCATTTTTGAGATAAAGACCGAAGAAACGACCTTTTGCTTGTTTCATTGCGTCTACTGCCGATGTTTTTTTAGTTTGTTTGTTCTTCATTGCGCTGTTATACTAAGCGATTACCACCGATTTGTCAAGAACTTTTATCGTCAAATTGCGACTTTTTTTACCAGAGGCAATGAATTGCGCGAGTGAAGTTTGCACTTTGTTTCGGAAGATTGTTTTGATTTCGCGAGCGTGTAGCTTGCTTACGTCATCGACCAAATCTGAAAGAGTAATTTGACAGTTGATTTTTATTCCTTTTTTATCTGCTCTCTCTTTGAGTTCTTCAACGCATTGATCGAAAATCTTGGAAAGAGATTGTCCATTGATTTTTTCAAAGATAATAATCTCATCAATACGTGAACGCATCTCTGGAGATAGAGACTGTTTGATAGAAGATTCGAAAGAGTTTGTGACATCTTCTACGTGAGACATAAAGCCCATTGACGGCTTGCTTGCTTCGACTGCGCCAATGTTGCTCGTAAGAACAACAATCGTGCGAGAAAAGTCAATGTCGCGCCCATATCCATCTTTAAGCTTTCCTTCGTCGAGGATTTGAAGCAACAAATTCAACACAGAAAAGCTGCCCTTTTCGATTTCATCAAACAAGATGAGACTATTGGGATTATTGCGCACGAAATCTGTGAGAATGCCTCCCTCGTCATATCCAACATATCCTGCACTTGCCCCCAAAAGGCGAGACACAGAAGCTGATTCTTGATATTCGCTCATATTGAGTTGCAGGTAACTACTGTCATTACCGAAGAATTCTTTTGCAATTTTTTTGGCAGTATGAGTTTTGCCAACGCTTGTCGGACCAACAAACAGAAAGCTAGACAATGGTTTATTTGGAGCATTGAGTCCTGCTTTTGCACACGCCAAACAATTGTAGATTTTGTCGATTGCTTTGTCTTGACCGAAGATTTCTTTTTTGAAGTTGTCTGCCAGATCAGAGAATTTTTTGTCCATGTTTTTTCTGAGTGTGTCTACATTCATGCCAGAAAGCTCTGACACGACTTTGAGTAGGTCTTCGATGGTGACAACTGCGATTGGTTCTTCACCTGTTTGATTAGTCGTATTGAAGATGCGAATTTTTGCTTTGGCAAAAGCGCGATCAATAACATCGAAAGCTTTGTCGATGAATTTCTTGTGCGGCAAATAAGTCTCGCACATATCAACTGACATTTTTAACATTTTTTTCGGGAACTTGATTCCATGATACTTTTCATAAGCTGGAGCTGCTTTGAGAACAATTTCTTTCATTTGTTCTAAGTCAGGTTCTTTAATATCTAAAATGTGGAATCTTCGTGTAAGTGCGGCATCTTTTTCAAAGTATTTTTTGTATTCTGAATATGTTGTTGCGCCAATGCACTTAATTTCGCCGCGAGCTAGTGCTGGCTTGATTAGGTTGGCAAAGTCTGGAGAACCCTCTTTGCCGCTGCCAGCGCCGATAATGCCGTGAATTTCGTCGATAAACAAGATGGCATTACCGTCAGCTTTCAGTTCTTCAACTAGCTTACTAAAGCGCATCTCAAATTGACCACGATACTTGCTGCCAGCAATAAGAGAGCCAACATCAAGAGAGTATATTTTTTTGTTTTTTAATGGTCCGTTATACTTGGGCGAAGAAATGTTTTGAGCTAAGCCTTCGACAACAGAAGTTTTTCCAGTTCCAGCCTCTCCAAGCAAAACGCAATTGCTTTTAATTTTGCAGTTCAGAATTTCTTCTAGGCTGCTAATCTCTTTGTCTCGACCAGAAATAATGCCAAAATCTGGCTTTGATACAACATCGTTTAACAAGATGCAAAATCTATTGATTTGAGATTGACCAAGTTGTTTTGATTCAGCTGCATCTTCTTCATCGTCAAGATCGAGACCAAGATCATCGCCAATCATTTCTATCGAATCGCTTTTAAGAAAAGCATCAATAGAGTTTTTGAAATGCTCTGTATCAATGCCATTCTCTAGGAGAAAATCGCAAAACTTTTCTGAGCTTTGAAGAACACCCCAAATAAAATGCTCTGTTCCAATGAACATGTTCTCATGCTTGATGGCGAGCATAGTAGCATTTGAAATGCAATTCTGGATTTCTTTTTCGACAAGAGACTCCATTTCAGTGCTGAAAAACATATCAGGATTCTTCTTGGCGAATTTTTCTACAATAGTATGAAGAGTTTTCGGTTTAATGGAGAAACCTTTGCTCTCTATAAACTCAAGAAAAGGTGTGTTGCTATGCTCCCATAAGGAGATCAGCAGGTGATAGATGTTGGTTATTTTATGATTCTTAGATTCTGCTAATTTAGTTACATGCATCCAAGATTCTAAAGCACTGAATGTCCAATTTTTTTTGTCAAGGTCCATCATATTTGATTACACTGTTATTTTAGCTCTGAGAGCTTCATGTAGATTTTATCTTCTAAAAGGACGAGCTTGTCAAGCATAATAATGTCGTTATTTTTTTGACCAACACCAATTACCACTTCTCCTTTTTTGGGAATCTTTTTACCAGAACTTAGGAAGTTTGTAAGTTTCGGCTCTCTGCTGTTGTCCATAAGTAGCATTGAAATGTTACCACGTTCATCAGCAATGTCAATGCGAGCATATTTGTTTCCGTTGGCGCTAGTCCTAGAAATGGAATCCACGACAAACCCGACAGAACATACGGTGGTATTGTTACTGACTGAAGATAAATCATGCGAAGAAACAAAATGAGACTGACTAGCTTCTTTGAAGACTTCGCGAATGTTTTGTGAATAGCTGTAACCAAGAAGTTTGCTCTCAAAGAACCAGTTAGCATACTTGATGTGTTGTTTGTTTTGGTCATAAATTTGTCTATAGGGTTGATATTTTGTTTTGAATGTTTCAAAACGCTTTTCAGAAAAGATAGCTTTGTTATCATCGCCGACTGCTTTGGTTTTTACAGAGTCGCTAATGCTTTCCAAAAGATTAAAATTATACTTTTCGCCCAAAGTAATAAGGTTTCTTTTTTCTCTATCTGTGAGAATGTTGAATGTTTGCGATTCCAAAACTAATCGGCAGCGATCTTTCTCAACGAAATGATCGAGCAAACCAGCTTGAACAAGTCCAGACATTAAGCCGATATTTACACCCGCTTGTTTTGCCGCCATAAATACCTCATACTTGTTGTCGAATGCTCCTTGGCGAAACTCTAGCAGTGCTTCTAAGGACTTTGTAGAAACGCCTTTGATTGTATTCAAACCATAACGAATATCTTTGCCTTCAATGGAAAAGTCGATTTCGGATTTAGTCAAACTAGGAGGCAAAAGCTCAATGCCAAACGATGAAAGCTCTTGGGAAATCTTGAGGATTTCTTCATGAGGACTTGGCTCGAATTGCGCAAACTTCAAAAGACTCAAGAAAAACTGTTGGGGATAGTTGAATTTGAGATATACAGTTGTTGCTGCAAGATATGCATAAGCCATGGAGTGAGACTTGTTGAAAGAGTAATTTGCAGAGTCTTCGGCAACCTTCCATAGAATATCTCCAATGACAGGATCAAGACCATTCTCTTGGATTTTTTGAGCGATCTTATCTTTCCACTCTGCCATTTTATCGACTTTTTTCTTGCCAACGATTCGACGCAATTGTTCTGATTCGTCAAGATTGAATCCAACCTTTACAGCCATCTTCATCAACTGTTCTTGAAACAAAGGAATGTTGCCTGTGTATGAGAGAACATCATCGAAGAACGGATGGATAGATTGTGAATCTCCTGTTCTTACGTATTCTGCGTATCTGTCCAAAAAGTCTAATGCTCCAGGTCTTGCGATAGCAACTACGGCAGAAAGCTGCTCTAGGTTACGTGGCGCGACTTTCTGTGCGACTTTGAAGTTGGTATCAGCTTCAATCTGAAAGAGACCTTTAGGCGCTTGCAGTGTTTGTAGTGCTGCATAAATAGATGGATGTTCTACATCAATTTCGTGAGCTTTGATGCCGATTTGTTGGCAAACGTCATTAACTACCGACAGTGTGCGCAGACCAAGAATATCGAACTTAACCATCAGCTCTGCTACGTTGTTCATATCATACCCCGAAACTAATGCTTCTTCACCAGTATTCTGGACAGGCATAATCTCTTCTAGTGGATAGTAGCTAATAGCAATGCCAGATGGATGAACACCAACATTCTTATTAAGACCTTCGATCTTTTTGGAAATGCGATAGATGCGCTTATTATTATTGGCGAATTCTTTGAAGACTTCACTTTCTTCATACGCTACGCCAAGCTTTGCCACCTTGCCAAACTTTTTAGGGATTGAATCACTAATGATATTAACTTCTGACTCTGACATCTCGCCAACGATCTTGCCGCACTCTTTGATGCATAGTTTACTGCTTAGAGTATTCAGGGTAAGAATCTTGGAAGTTTTGCCAGCATATTTTTTATTAATATAATCTAGCACTTCTTGTCGTCTATCGTAGCTAATGTCGTTGTCAACATCGCACAGTAGCGAACCGTCCAAAAAGATTTCTCCATTGTGTTCGATTTTTCGCGCACGGCTCTTAGATACGAATCGCTCGAAAAATAGGTCATGTTTGATTGGGTCAATGTTAGTCACGCCAATAGCATACAACACCAAACTTCCAGGAGCTGAGCCACGACCCGCGCCTGTAGGAATACCTGTTTCGTGACAGAAGTTAATAATGTCCCAATTCAATAGAACATAATCAATAAAGCCCAAGTCTTCGAAGACAGACAATTCCATTTTGAGTCGCTCAAAGTATTTCTCTTTGTTTGCAAACTCTAAAATGCCACGTTTTTTTACACCCTCGAAACAAATGCGGCGCAAGAATTCAAAGTTGGAAATGTTATCAGAGATTCCAAGCTCTTGATAGTAGCGTTTTTCGATTTGAATTTTAGGAAGTTTTACCCCTGCTGGAAATGGGGATTCGTAATGTGAGAATTTTTCAATCATAGATCAATATTAAAAATTTGTTTTTTGAAGATTTCGAATGTCATCTCTACATCGTAGAGGCTATCGTGAAGTTTTTTAGGGTCATGAGGAATGTCGTAGTATTTAAGCATGAATGCTTGACTGGTTTTTAAACCCTTTTCGCGAATATGCAACATCTTATATTGCCATGATAAGAAATTTTCTTTGTCGGGCAAGATGTTCTTGAATATAGCAGTGGATATTGATTTTGTGTCAATGAGTCTTTTGACATAAGAGTGATCGCTATCCATGCCAATCATTTTGCGCCAGACGTTGATCATGTAAACATCAAAACCAAGGAAGTTCTGCCCGATAACCAAAAACGATGGATCGTAAAGATACTTGGAAAGTTTTTCAAATACTTGAATAGGATGTTCAGATTTTGAGTAATAGTGGTCTTTATCGAAGCCTGTAATTCTAGCAGCATCGGGAGACACATTGATATTATCCCAATGAATAAAATGATCATGCTTGGAGATTACTGTATTGCCGCGACACACAATCCATGAAGCTTGCCATGGTCTGGAGGAGACGAGATTCAATCCCTCCGTCTCCGTATCTAAAACTATGTAGTTTTGATCTTTTTTAAATCTAAGTAGGTCGTTCATGGTCGGTTCATTATTGTTTTAAGTTTTTGTTCATATTGCTCCCAGCAGAATTCATCGCTGCCAAAGTGTTCTAAGTTCGGGCAGGATAATGTGGCTTGTTTGCCGAATTTGCGGTCACTAAGAATCTTGTATGTCTGAAAGGCATCGCAATCAGATTTATACTTATAGAAAATAGATTGCACCAACTGAATTGATGCATCTGGCATAGTATCTCGCGCATAACGATGCACAGCTTTCTTGATAAGTTCATCAAATGGCAGTCCATTAGATTCGATGAAAAAGACTGGATTGAGCGGTGCGATATTTGGAATGCAGTTGCCCATAATCATTTGATTATTAAAAATAAATGAGTCGTAAAAGGGAACAGCTAGCATAAGATCATCGCTCCAATGAGAGATTAAATCGTCATTAGAGATAGCACCCTTTTGACTTGTATTGATAAAAGAATACAACTGATTCAAAGCTTTGCAACCAGCATCGTTTTTAGCAAAGGCAATGAGCTTGTGATTAGACTTGGCATTGGCATCAGAATTGCAGCATACGAATTTATAGCCGAAGTGCAATTGAATACCCAGCTCTTTAGAGATTCTAAAGGCTTCAAAGAATCCAGTCATTGATTCCTCAACCAAGAAAAGGTTCTTTAAACCGCTTTCTTTAGCGATTGAGAAAATGCTATCAGAACCATCCGAAGTTTCTTTGTCGGGGTGCTGTAGCGTGAGAATCGACTTGCCTATCGAGAAGTGAGATGTAAATATAGGAATCATCAAGAAGAGAATAATACATCCTCTTCACGATGTCAAGACTTTTTTTGATGTGCTGGACAACCAGCATAATGACGCTTCTCATATTTTTGTCCTTCTGGAATGTCTGATTCATTAAAATATGATTTTAATTGCTTTCCATTTTCATCTACAGTGGAGAAATAATCGAAAGCCCATTTACAGGAACATGCCCACATGGGAGTTCCATCAATCTTTAGTTGCCCTGGATATTTGGCAAATCCACATTGTAGTGGTCCACTGAAAGTTTTATCTTTCGGGAAAGGCTGTTTGGATGCAAAGTTAGAATAAGCGTCCTCTTCGGAGAAATTGTCAAGATATTCTTGAATGGCTGTCAGTTGATACTCAAAACCTTCTAGGTCATCATCGGTGATTGGAGCCATGCGAATGATGCCTGAATTCTTAGAGTCGTCTAATTCAAATTTTAAAAATAGAAACTCGCTTGCCCTATCCGAATATTCGGGGAACAAATGTTTTACAGCAAGACTATACATGTAATCCTGCAAATTGTCTTTGACTTCTTTGCCTTTGAAAGTTTCGCGGCTAGTTTTGAAATCTCGAATTAGCGCAAACTTTTGCTTCTTGTAGAGAAACAATTTGTCAATGAATCCTTTGATTTTATATTTGAATTTGCCGTCATTAACGACAATATCGAAATCCTGCTCTGAGACTGCTAGCGCTGGTTTTCCAGCGGATAGACCAAAGAAATCATACATCAGTCCATTGAGTGTCATTTTTTTAATCAACTCGATGTTATCGTCGTCATCGACACCAAGACGTTTAGCGTGTTTGAAAATTAGTTTCTCGATAGACTTTACCGAAAAGACATCTTGTTTTTTAATGATTTTATCATAGATTTTCTTTCTACGAGATTCGCCAAGAACTTCAAATATCAAGTGACAAATAGTGCCGCGATTTGCGCCATCGTTTGATTTGTCTGGGATGCCAATAACATACTTAGCATAATACATCCAGCTACAAGACTGGAGAGTTTTGATACGACTAGCAGATAACGAATTCTTTGGTTCACTCATACGGATTTTAATACTTTTCTTAGCATAGACAGGTCTTTTTCTTTAAATTTCTGCTTATTTGCGGCTACAAAAGTAATCAATTCCTTGATGAATTGAGAACGGTCTACAGGAGTATTATACCATTTTTTTAGATCGACTCCAGAATTAAATGCATCAGAGAAGTCATTATGAGATTGTGGAGGCAGATTAATCTCAATACAATTAAAATCAAAATACGGCAAAAGATTCAACAATGTTTTAACACATCCAAGATAGCCGTGATTTTCGCCATCTAAGTCATTGTTGCCAGCGATGACAATTCTCTTTACAGGAAAAGAGCTGAGATACGATAGCATGATAGACTGACAGCCGAGTCCAAAAGATACTAGATTGTTTTTGATACCAGATTCAAAAAGAGCCATGCTGTCGCCTACGCTTTCAACAATTACAACTTCTCCTGTTTTGCGAATGATAGAATCGACAGTTTCTTCTGCGGGAATATATGCTGGATAAATCCAATTCTTTCTTTTGCCGAGATGTTTCCACTTGGGAATTTTGTCATTACTATCGTCTATTTTTCTACCGCTAAAGCCAATGATTTGTTTATGCTCGTTATAGATTGGAAATACCATGCGTCGATACATCTTGCCAGATTGAGCAAGTCCAGTTTTGTAAAAGTTCAGAGTATCATCTGACAATCCTTTCTTCTTGTAAAAAGAGAAGTTGGGGAACAGATTGTTCAGCATTGATTCAGGGTAGATTTGGTCCATTTCGATTGTTTGTTTTTCAGTATATACGTATTCTTCAGACTTATTGATAGAAGATAAAATGTTTTTAATAGCTTGTTGGTCAGAGCCAAAAGTCAATTTGATTAGTCTCTCAAAGGGAAACTTCTGACTGCCTTGAGCATAGTCAGTCCATACTCCAGTGTTTTTGTAAACACAAATGGCAGTTTCATTGTCGCCGCCTCGATATAAAGCTTTTGTGCGCCAATGATTTCCGCAATCAATCAAGCGATACCCTATTTTTTCAAGGGTAGGCTTGATGTGAATAGGATCAATTGAAGTCTGGGATGTCATCTGATTCATTGTCTTCTAGGTCTGCGCCACCTTCCATTACGCGAGCAATGTCGCGAAGGTCTCCTTTTTCGGTGATGCAGAAATTATGGAACTCAAGATTGATAAAGTTTTTGCGCAAGTTGTCTCCAATGCGAACTGGTTCAACAGCGCCAGCAATATCTTTGCCAAGGTGTCGAGCTTTGACATTGATAATTTTATGAGTGCCAAAATTCCGTCCCTCTGTTTCAATTTCATCAGCAGTTTTATTACGAAGAATAAACATGTGAGAGCAGAATTGTGTGATTCGGTCTGACAACGATACGATACTTTCGTCATCAACGATGTTTGCTGATTGACGGTTATTGGTAATACCACTTCTGTTGGATTGCACAGAAGTAATCATTGGAATGATAGGATCACCTTCATGAAGGATTTCTTTCTGAATGCACTTCTTGAATTTGTCAACCATTTCGCCAACTACTTGCCATTCATTCTTGCCGCCGCCAGATTCAGAAGTCGTTTTGATATAGTCAAATGAGAAGATCATTTGATTGCCACGACCAACTTTGCCATAGTAAAATCGCTTGAGAACTTTGATCATCGAGTCTACATCCATGCCGCCGACATTGTAGTAATAAAACTTTAGGTCTTTTACTTTTGCCCAAGTAGCACGAACTTTTGCGACTACATCTGCTCCAGCTTTTCTCCAGTTTCCTGTTTCAAGAAGATGCATTTGAACTCCAGAAATAGCAGCGCATTGACGCATGATAAGTTCTTCTTTGCTCATCTCACCATTATCAAAGTGCAATACAGGAACATTATATTTCATGGAAACTTTTGTAGAGTAGTCCATGCACCATTGAGTTTTTCCTACGCCAGATCGCGCAACAATAACTGTGATGTTTCCAGGTCTTAGCAATGATCCATAGATTTCATTGATTTTTTCATGAGGACCCATCATGCCGAATTCGGTGATAGGATTGTTGCCTCGCTCTTCAATCAATGCTTCCATTTCATCATAGATATTTTCTGGTGTATCGTTTCCAATCTCATAAAGATTGATACGAGAATTATAAGAATCATCTGCTGCCCCAATGATTTGACTATAGCTCGACTCTGGAGCAATAGACTTCATCTTGCGAGCAATCTCTTGAGAAGATTCATATATCTCTCTACGAATAGTAAACTTCTTGAGTTCTTTGGCTGTCTTGATTAGATTACCGTGCGGAACTTTGCGCATGGCAAGCGAGCGAATGTAATCAGCAGGATTGAGTCTATCTTCGAAAGATAATCCGAGTGTTGACACTCGCTGTGCAACGATAACTTCATCAATCTGATCGCCAGCGTCAATTGCTTGTTTGATTACTGTAAAGATTGAACTATGAAGCCCCGAATCTTCGCTGTAGAAATCCTTGTGGCTAATGAAATTGGAAATCTCACAATAGCTTTCTGGTTCTTTGATTAGTGCTGCTAGTAGTTGTTTTTCTAGTTCTAAGTTGTAGATCATCTGAGTTGAAGATAAGACTTTTTTTACTGTTGTCAATCACAAAATTACGCCAAATGATGAAAAAAGCTCTTCGTCGATTTTATCCTTTGGGTAGATTTCAACGAGGGTGATTCCGTTGACTTCGCAGAATTGTAATTTCTTTTCATCTCTTTTTAATTGCTGGAGATATTGAAAACGATTGCCATGAAAGAACTCAACATATTTTGTATGTTGACCACCCTGAACTTCGATGGCAATTTTTTTGTTAGCGTTGTAGAAATCAAAAGAAAGGCGAGTGCCGACAAGTTTGAACTCTTCGAATACAATGTCATTCTTCCAATAGGGAAAAAGAAATTCTTTTACTGAGAGCTGAAACTTGCTGCGACTCTTGCCCCTCCATTTGATTAAATATCTTTTAGCATTTTTAAGCTCAGCGACAGAGCCGTTGATTGTTTTAAACTTCATTGCAAATTGCTTTCTTGAAATATCCAACAAGGAATTTGCTGAGTTGTGGGTCTTGTTCGATTTTGTTAAATACTGATTCTAGTCCTTGCACTTTGCCAAATGCTGGAAGAGAATTTTCCGCGAGAAGTTCTTCAAATTCTTCTGTTGCTGTATACCAAGCGCCACCCTTGCCAAGAAACTCCCACAGCAAAAGCAAATCAACAATTTCTTTTTCAATCCATACAGAATTGCCATTTGTGCGACCATATTTAATTGGATAAGAAATAGTGAGGTTGGTTTTTTCATTAGGCGATTTTTTCACTGTGACTTTAGCGAAGTGACCAATGATTGGATTGTTAACAGGATCAATTGTCTTATCGGAAGGATTTTTAAGAATTAAATCTCCTTTATATCGCGGCTCGAACTCAAGAATGAAATTCGCAAAGTGCAGCAGAGCGTTTCCGCCTGTGGCAGTTGTTTGGCGCACTGGAGCTTTGGAATATGGATCGAGCTTAATATCAGCGCGAACTTGACTAATGAATACTGCCATATGACCTCTCTTGGCAAGAGCAATCGAAAGACGCTTCATAAAGTTTGCGGCAATCACAGCGCCACCAGCTACTTTGTTTGAGTCTTCGAAGTCTTTATCTAAGTCTCCCTTTGTGATTAGTCCATCGACAGAATCAAGCAAGAAATAGTAGCGATTGTCTTCTTCGTTTTTGGTAACGAGTTCGCGCATTGCCGCGACAACAGTCTCATAAATATTACTTTCAAATACAAAGCATGTTCCAGCTTCCCATTCTTCTGGCTTGAAAACAAATTTGATACCTGATCTTTCTCTCATTTCCTTAGACAAACGACCCTCTGCTTTGATGTAGAATCCTTTTGAATTTGGAACGGTTGCCAAAAAGTTTTTCATGAATGCGAGCGCAGCACTTGTCTTGCCCCCTTCATTCATACCGCAAAATCTATGCAATCCTGGACACAAGCCTCCACCGAGTCTCAAGTCTAGTTGCAGAGAACTGCTCGAAACTTTGTAATCAATTTCTTCCTCAAAATTGTAGTGATCATCGGAATTCTGTTTTAAGAATGAGCCTAGCACTGAGCTTGACTTTAATACTTCTTTATCTTTATCTTGTTTAATTTTAGCCATCTAAAAAGTTCTTTAATGATTTTATTTTTTTGTCTATCTTGGCATCTTCGCCAACCTTCTCGCCTATATCGTAATTGGGATACTTAGATAAGTCAACCTTAAAATTGAATGCGCGAAACTTTTTATCCATTGTCTCTTGAAGTTTGTCGCAGACTAAATAAGCCAGAGAGTCAAACTGTTTATCAAAAGAAACGGCATTCATAAACTCAAGCGAATATCTTTCGCATAAGTCATTAAGTATCTTCATTTCTCGCATATAAAACAAACGCTTATCCTTTGTGGGGACAAGCGTGAGTCTTGCGAGTATGTGTTTTTTGTTTATCTTACTCTTTGCCATCCAGCAACATCTTACTAAAAAAAATCACGTTGTCAACAAATTTGTGTAAAAAATGATATGAATGGAATTATTTACTGCATCATAAATAAAAAAAATAATAAAAAATATGTCGGACAAACACAGACCACATTAAAAAAACGATACCCTTTAAATTGGTGGAAATATACCCATAATCCATATCTAAAACATTCAGTTGAAAAATATGGAATAAATAATTTTGAATTTGAAATTTTACAATCGGAAATTCAAACAATAGATGAATTAAACAATGCTGAACGTTTTTATGCAAATCAATTAAATACATACTCTCCACAGGGATATAATCTAAGAGAATGTGGCGATGGGAAAAAAATTCACGAAGAAACAAAGAAAAAACTTTCAGACTCTATTTCTAAACCAAGAACTTTTAAAAATGCATCAACTGGAGAAATAATAACTGTAAGTAAATTACGCGTCTTCTGTGAAGAAATGGGAATATCTGTTTCAGCTATGAATAATTTACTATGTGGTATCAGTGATTATTGTAGCGATTTTATTAGAGTTGATGCTGATCAATCAAAAATTAAAAAAGCTTCGGTATACGAATTCCTCTCGCCACAAGACGAAGTGGTAAGAGGAACTGTGTCGAATGTATGCGCTAGATTTGCCCTAGATAAGCACACATTATATCATTTAATCAATGGTCAATGTAAAACCTCAAAGCAGTGGAGATTCATTGGCAAGGTCATTTAATATCATTTTTCGAACAAGTTCTTTGAAAGAAGTTTTTGGCTTCCATCCAAGCTCTTGGCGAGCCTTTGTCGAATCACCAAGAAGAAGCTCAACCTCTGCTGGTCGATAGAATTTTTCATTAATTACCATAAGAACTCTTTCCGTTTCTTTTTGCAAGAAAATTTCATTTATCCCCGACCCCAGCCAATAGCCTTGAATTCCAGCTGCTTCAAATGCAAGTTCAACGAATTCGCGAATTGTGTGCGTTTCATTGGAGGACAAGACATATTCGCGTGGTTGTTGTTGATTAAGCATTTTCCATACTCCATCGACAAAATCTTCAGCATCTGACCAATCTCTTTTAGATTCGATATTTCCAAGTTCTAAAAGATCGTACGCTTCTTCTCGATCAATCGCTTGCTTAATGCGAGCCACGGCTTTGGTAATTTTACGAGTAACGAATTCTTCGCCGCGACGAGTTCCTTCGTGATTGAAGAGCCATCCTTGAACAGCGTAAATGCTGTAAGATTCACGATAGACTTTGACCAAATGTCTAGCAGCAGCTTTTGCTGCTCCATATGGACTGCGTGGGCGAAGCGGATGTTCCTCAGACTGCGGAGCTGTCACAACATCACCAAACTCTTCAGACGAACCAGCATTGTAATATCGACAATGAGGTGCGAATTTACGAATAGCTTCGAGCTGATAAATCACAGCCATACAATTCGTATTCATGTGATTAACTGGCATTGTCCAACTATTGCCGACAAAAGAATTTGCGGCAAAGTTAATGAAGTAATCTGGCTGCTCTTTACGAATTACATCTTCGACATTTTGCGAATCAGTAATATCCAAATCAATCAGTTTAAATCGCGGATTGTTTTTGAGATGTTTGATGTTTTTGTGGTTAGTCACGCTTAATCTACGTGCGCCAGCGATGATTGTATGGTCTGTATTTTTAAGCAGATAGTCAGCCATAAAGCTGCCATCTTGACCAGTTACGCCTGTTATAATTATTTTTTTCATATTAGACTGCATAATCGGAGCAAACGCCAAAACATTGATAGTTTTTCGTTTTCCAATTTGAATTATTATCGACGATAACAGATTTATTTCCAACTATTTTTTGTGGAAAAGTCCAAATATATCCATTGGATGTCAAAGTAAAGTCATCTTCTTGATGCCAAAAACAATGAGCGCCAATTTCTAGCATTTTTTCTAACGCTGCCAAATTTTTAGCGTGACACCATAAACCCTTTTGCAATAGAAATTTTGCTTCAATTTTGTATTTTGGATCATCATGACCTAAATAATAAACTCCAGCATCATGCCAAACATCTATCTCACAATCAATCCCCATACATAATACCCTTGTAATATGATTAGGCTCGTTTTCTAATTGAAAATTAATTCCGTTTAAATTTCCTCTATGAGATATTATTTTCATGATCGTATTGCATAAGCCATCATTTTATTTGGCATCAAATCTTCTTGATTAAATCTTTTAAAAAAGCTATTTGCCTTAAAGAATTCGGCAGATGGCTCCCACATTTTAATATAAATATCGTCTTGATCGTCAAATACATTATTCGACCATAACAAAAATCTTTTACCATATAAAAAAATCATATCTGGAAATTTATTATGATGATTAGATAAATATAATTTATCTACATCAAGAGAATTTAAATCTGGAAAGTTTTCAATATATGTATCGTATCTTCCTAAAATATAAAAATCGTAATCATCTTTAAAAGATGATGCTAAATTGCTAACTTTTTGTATAGAATATAATTGAGATAATATATTGCTATAATTATCTAAATTCCAATGGCTAGAAAAATTTGTCCAATTATCATCTAAGTGTTTTTGTATTTTGTTATTGAATGAGAATACTTTTGGCGTTTCAAAAATATATCGCTTTGGACGATAGAAATCTTTTATAAACAGATCTGCGTCTTTTATATTTTTTAAATCTTTTAATCCACTCCAAGATGAACAATTTAAATAATTAGATTCATTATCTATCCAAGAATGGCAAAAGAAGTCAATATCGTAAGTGCTTCTCAAGTTTTTATAAGACCGAATTACTTTTTCATTATTTACGAATCTAGGTTGACCGAATAATAATACTGCAATTTTCATTATTTATTGATATGATTTTCTAAAAACGAATTTAAATCTTCTGGTGTGCCAATTCCCCACATTTTTTCAATTTCAAAAATTTTAATTTTTTTACCATCTTCAATAGCTTGATTGAAAACGGGGCAAACATAAAATTCATTATTAAATCTTATATTTTTTGAAATCATTTGCTCTGCATATTTGACGTAATCTGAGCCTTTTTTCCAAAAATAAATACCAACTGTAGCAATGTCTGAAATGGGATTTTTTTCTGCGACTTCTGTAACAAAATTATTTTCATCTACTTTTACAAAAGACCATTTTGGATGGGTAGATCTAAAGGTTAGAATTCCAGCATCAACATCTTGTTCTTGCATTTTATACATGAATTCGCTAGTATTCCATTCTACATATTGATCAGAATTAGCTATAATTAGTGGATTATCATTGTTGATTAAATCTTTTGCCAATAAAGTTGTACATGCAGCACCTTCGGTAATTCCATCTACTTCAATAATGTTGCAATTATTTGAAATGATTGACAACATAGAATCTAAATTATATTTTTCTCTATGTGATTTTTGAACAATAAAAGTATGTGGACTTTCAAAACCAAGATTATTAACCACTACTTGAATCATGGGCTTTCCATTAACGTCGATCAAAGGCTTGGGGAATGTGTAACCAGCTTTTTCAAAACGACTTCCAGCGCCAGCCATTGGAATTAAAACATTTAATTTATTATCTTGCCAATTTGTATTCATATTGTTCTGTATTTTTTTAATAAAATTAGAAATCTTTTCAAGATTTAAATCTTCAGTATTTTTAACTCTTAATGTTTTGCAACCTGCCCTTTGAGCCGCTAACAATCCATGAGGAGAATCTTCTACAATAACACACTGTTCTGGGCATAGATTAAATGCAGACATCGCATTCCAATAAATTTCTGGATGTGGTTTAGAATTTTTTACGTCCTCATTAGACAAAATTAAATCCATGTATTCAATAATACCAATCTTTGACAGCATAATAAATACAGATTTTCTAATAGAGTTAGAACAACAAGCTAAAATATATCCTTGTTTTTTTAGATCTTGAAATATTTTGATTAATTTATTATCTGGCTGTAGCTTTGAAATAGCTTCAACTGTCAACTGTTGTTTTAAAGACCAGATTTTTTTATGAAAATCTTGGTTTAATCCTTTTGTTTTTGAAAGAATATTAAGTTTTTCATGTGTTTTTAAACCATCAAAAATTGCAAGATGTTCCGATTCAGAAATAACATATTCATTTCCAATGGATGAAAGCGCCTGATTGAAGGTATCAAAATGCATTATTTTAGCGTCAACTAAGACACCATCCAAATCAAAAAAAATAGCTTTAATCATAGGTCTCTAAAAAGTTTGTATTTAAAATTCTGTAAATTCATTCGAGAAAGTTTTACTCCGCTTTGTTGTAGATTAAAACCAAGCAGACATTCTGGATTAATAGCGCAACCAGAATCTGCCAATTTTGGAATCACATTAAATGTGGAAAAATATACATTCATATTTTCATCAGATGAAAACGAAAACAAATCATTTACGGCGTAATCCATATGTATGTATTGATTGTTGATATAGAGATTTGAGCTATCTAATGACGACAAATCTAAATCATCAATAAAAAATAAATCGGTTCTCATTCTTAATACCCAATCAAATTTAATATCATGCATTGATGAAAAATTATTTTTTAATTTATTCACCATCGACATAGAATAGAACATTGATGATATATTTTGAATCGGATGCGGAAATCTTGGATCGGGTATTAAATTGGAAGAAAAATCTATTGGCTTTTCTATAAGATAGCAATCAGCATTAATATCTAAAAAATCTAATATATTTTCTTTTTTATAGCCATCTCTTTCTGGAAATTGATTCCAATAACTTTTGCCGATAAGAGAGTTGTCATTCCAAAAATGAGCGAAAATATAAAACTTACAATCATTTTTATTGATTATGTGTTTTGTATGAGTTTCGAAGCACTCTTTAAAATTTCTTATTTGACCAGAGTAGCAAATAGCAATATTCATAATAGATTTGAAATATATTTTTGAGTTAAATTGTTCCAATCAAATGTTTTAGCGTATTCTCTGATCGCTTTTCGTCCGACATGAATACAGCCATCTCTATTATTAGAGATTGCCGCCGATACTATTTCTGCATTATAAATTAAATCTTGTGGGATAATTGTAATGAATGGTAAAGAAGCGTCTAAATTTTGAGCAGCAGCTTCTGAAATTACTAAACCAAGTCCAGCGCTTAACGCTTCTAAGCAGACCAATGGTTGAAGCTCTAACGACGAAATTAAAACTAAGTTAGTGTAATTAGTTAAATTTTCATAAACCTCTTCTCTTGTCCAAGAGCCTAAATATTTTTCGTCAAGTGAATTAAATTCTGAAATTGTATTTTCACCAACAAAATAAACCCCAGCATTAAGTGACTGAATAAATGCTTGGTTTTTTCTTTTGTCAATTTTGCCCAAGCAAATACTAGCATCTGGAAATTCTGGCTGAGCTTTAAAATCAAAAGCATTAAAATCAACACCGTTTGGTAAGATTTTTACTTTTTGTGGAGAGATGCCGATATTTAAAAGGAAATCTCTTTCCCATGTAGTTAATATAAAAAATTCGCAATCATATAAATATTTTCTAATAATTGACTCATGAAATTGTTTTGAAAGCAAAAAGCTTCCATCGTGATTGGTTATAATTTTTCTACATTTTATATGTGGCATTATCTCGTAATGCGAACCATAATGTAAATGAACTATATCAGGATTAGTTTGTTGTAAGATATTTAAAATATCTTGAGATTTTTTTTCATTAATAATGGAAACGTCATATCCACTTTTTTTCAAGTTTGAATATTGGTTCCATACAACTGTTTCTAGTGCGCCCCATCCAGTTGGCGGGACAGAGATTTCTCCTGGAGTTATAAAGCAAATTTTCATAAATTATTTATGTATAAAATAAACATCTTTTCTATCTATTTCGTATTGTTTAAATACGCTAGTAAAAGGTTCACCAATTAATATGTTTTTATTAGCAAGAAGTTTTCTAAAAACATATTGACCAATCCACATATCAGAATTAAACTCTGGCTCTCCAAGCCTTATTCTTGTTTCACAAAATTGATTTAAAAATAGCATTATATTGTTATAATTGCCGCCAATTACTCCCATGTTGATGAGTTCCCATCTACCAGCCATAATGGAGAATAAAACATAGTCATCCCATCCAACTTGTTGATGAAGCTCTAAATAGGCAAACTCATTAAGCATGATGCTATCTTTGCATACAAATAAATCAGTGTCGCAGAACTCTGTAATAATTTGAGAAGGATCTTTGACAACTGTTACATCTGATCCATCAGTAAGAAATACGCTATCAAATTTATTTTCTTCTAAATAGTTTCGATAGCAAAAAAATCTCCAATCATTATTAGAGTAGTCAGATGGGATTACTTTAATGAATTTGATTTTATCGGTAGTATATTTTTCTAAAAATTCATCAGATAAATTATCGTAAAAAATACGACCCTCAAGACCTAATTGATTAACTGAGCTATACCAAGGCTCAATATATTTAAAATCATTTTGTGCAACACGACCGTCTGGCTGACGACCAATTACCCAAGGATCATTAGGATCATTAGGGTGCTGCTTGAGAGAGAAGTAAGAAGTAAAAATGACTGAACTCACAGCCTATTATATCTTACAAATCAACTTCTTCAACCTGAATTTCTACATTTTGTAATTCTGGATATTCTGCAATGATTTCGTCATATTCGACGAATTCAGAGTCGTCCCAATCCCAATCCATTCCATCATCATCGCTCAAAAGGAATTCTTCTGATGCCATAGATGATACAGGCTTCTTACTCCAGAATCGGCAGCTCCAATAGCGAGCTTTCCAGCGAGGACCAACATTGGTATCGCACTGATGCCTGGCGCGGAAATTTCTTCTGCGGTCAGGATCGTCTCTGCGAATCTCCATGTTAGGATCACCAAACTTAACCATCACAGTGTTTCCTTTATCATTTTTTACATAGACACCGAATTTTTTGTTGGAGCCGCTTGGAAGTCGAAATGGCTTGCCGAGAGTTTTCTTCTCAGCTTCGCTATAATCAATATCAAAGAGATCAATGTCACCTTCTTCATCCAAGTCTACATTGGCTTTCAAAAGATCAATACGCGCCAAATCAAAGTCGATAGAATCGAACTCCCAAAAAATGTCTTCTGACTTTTGCTCGTAATACAGCTCTTCACCAGAAGCCAAGTCTTGATCAGCAGCACGATAAGAATTCTTTACTTTGCCGCCAGATTGCATCTTCAAAAACATGTTGACGCGAGCCATTGCCCAGCTATTTCTATTCTGTCCAGGTCTATGAGAAGAAGAAAACGCGCCAAGACCACGACGATATACTTTCTTCAACTGCGAGAGCGTAACTTTTTTGCTATGCTTCTCGTTATGGTTTTTGACTTTCTCTTGCAAAGAATTGACGATCTTTTCCGTAAATTCAATCTTTGCGCCATCTTTCGATGCGGAACCTGATGGATTTTTATCCGATCCTTTTCTGCGCTCAGACGGCTTAGCGGGGGTTTGCGCCCCGCTTTTTGGTCCAGATCTTTTCGCCGCTTCGGAGTTTTCAAAGAGGTCTTTAATTTGCAAAGAGAAGTCTAATTCCATACGAACTTATTACACTTTTTTTTAATAAAAAAATCAACTTTCGCAACTTGAGCATGTCAAAATTGATCGTGCTAAATCTTGTGATGGGTTCGAGCTTCTTTGATAATACAAAGATTTAATTCCCTGTTCCCATGCAAACATCATTAATTCGTTGATTTCTTTTGGTTTTGTGCCAGCAGGAATCATCAGATTAAGAGATTGTCCTTGATCAATATGTCGTTGTCTTTGTGCAGCATGAATGATAACTTCTTTCTGGGAAATCTCTGCGAACGTCTTAAATACATTCTTTTCGTGTTCGGTAAAGAAATCAAGATGTTGAACGCTGCCGCCATGAACTAGAATGCTCTTCCAAGTTTCTTTGTCATTTTTTCCTTTTGATTCCAATACTTCTTCAAGTTTTGGATTGCGATAAGTGAATTGACCTTTAGCGAGATTCTTGACGAAATAGTTGCTATTGAGAGGCTCAATACTTGGACTAACTTGCCCCAAAATAAAGCTGGAGCTTGTGGTAGGGGCGATAGCAATAGTCGTAGTATTGCGGCGACCATAGCCTTTCAATACTTCTGGCTCGCCAAACATTGCAGCAAGTTCTTGAGAGGTTTTATCGGCACGTATACGAATTTCTGAAAAAATTGCAACATTCTCAAAATGAGCGTCCATACTTTCCCATGCAATCATTTTTGATTGAAGATAGCTGTGATAGCCAAGAACTCCCATGCCTAAAGCTCTGTGATTTTTAGCAAAGTTGTGAGCAGCTTCCATCAAACGATTGCCTTTTGTTTTTTCAATAAATTCCGTCATGACGGCATCCAAAAACATCACCATTGTTTCGACGGCATCAGTCTTTTCAATTTCATCCCACCATAACAAATTCAATGAAGACAAGCAGCATACAAACGACTCGTCGTTGGTAGATGGCAGGAAAATCTCAGAGCAAAGGTTACTTGCATTGATTTTATATCCCTTGTCTTTGTAGACTTGCGGAGCTTGATTGTTTGCATTGTCTGTGAAGAAAACATAAGGATAGCCAGTCTCAGAACGCTTCTTGATTACAGCTCCCCACCTACGTCTTTTTTCTTTATCGCCATCAATCATTGAATTCATCCATCCTTCAGGAATCGTAACTCCAATAGACATTTCTTGAATAGAGTGACCCTCGGAACGAATCTTCATGAACTCGTCAAAATCACCATGATCAATCGGCAGATATGCAGCGAAGCTGCCTCTACGTGCGCTTCCTTGGCTGATGATCTTGGCTACGTTATCAAACAACTCCATGCATCGAACTGCACCCTCTGCAACGCCACCTGTTGAAATTTTAGAACCTCTTGGGCGAATGTCGCCAAAATATCCAGATGTTCCGCCACCGACTTTAGTCATCATGCC